GCTTCAATAGGATCATCGGCTTGCTGATTACGTTCCAAAGCTATAACCGAATCAGATAGATGTGCAATAGCTGCTGAACCACGTAGATGTGAAAGAGATACTTCTCTGCCATCTTCATGTCCACGATCACCCATCGGCCTTCTTAAATGACTTACCAACAATAAAGATATTCCTGTTTCTTCTACTAAGGATCTTAGCTTAGTCATCAAGATGTCAATAGACTTACGTTCATCTCCATTATCTTCCTGACCTGACACAAGGATAGATAGATGATCTAATATCACCCACTTTGTATCCATTGCTTTAGCCATGAAGCGAACACGATTTAATATTTCATCGTTACTAACACTACCAAAATGATCAAAAGCAAAAAACCTATTGGTGCCTGTGGTTTTATCACGCCATCCTCTCAATTCATTTAAACTATATTGATCTCTAATCTCTTTAATATAAAGTCTAGCATTAGCTTCGACAGACATAAGGTGAAATATTGTATTCCTTACACTCTCTTCCAATGCAAAGAACCCAATATTATCTTTAGTGTTCTTTAATAAATGATGAGCAAGTTCTCTGATGATACTTGACTTGCCCATACCAGCACCAGATGTAAAACATACTAACTCTCCAGTACGTATTCCATACGTTTTCTTATTCAATCCTTCCCAAGGATATGGACAGGTATCACAATAATCTTCCTCAAATAATTCATCACCAAAAGATCCAAGGTTAATAATACCAGCAGGTGTATATGGTTCAGCATCCCACCATGCTTTAGTAAATCTTTCTCGCTGATTTACCTGAAGATATTCATTCGGATCTTTAAGATCAAGATTAACAATACGACATTTATTAGGCTCGAATAACTTGGCTACATCTTGGGATGCATCCTTACCTTGCTTATCGTTATCAAAACATATAACAATATTGTCAAAGCTGTTGAGGAAATCAAACGATTTCTTACAGTTATTAGCTGCTGACTGTGCGCCATTCTTAACAGATACTACAGGCCATTTTGATCCTAACAATTCATAGGCACTCATGGCATCAAGCTCACCTTCTACTAAGGTAACGTACTTACCACCTTTACCAAATAAATTCTCCCCAAAAAGAACAGCCTTAGATAAGTCTCCTTCAACCCAGAAGTCTTTGCTCTCTGTCTTTCTAATCTTAGATGCTACATGTTCACCATCTTTATCAAAGTATTTATAAATGTGATGGCTTTGATCTGTACCTCCGTTATCATTTACAAATGTATTATAAACTTTAGCAGAGTTTTCTGAAATCTTTCTATCGGTTAGTGCTGCTAGGTATCCTCCACTCTTTAAGGGTGCTGATGTTGACGGTGCTGTAGTATTAGTTTGCATGTAAGAATCCTCATTATTAGAAAAACGTGTTTCACAAACGAAACAAAAGGAATGCCCATCAACATGTTGAACATTCCCATCACTAGATCCGCATTCAGGACACGGACCTCTCTTAAGCCAGCCTTCGGCCATTACCATTTTCCTTTGCTGTATTGAAACATTTTATCAGTAATGTTTTTTCTTTTAGCTACTACCTCCTTCTCAATAGATATTAAAAATTCAATTTGATCAACTCTTTCAAGATTATCAAAACTTTCTTCAAAATTAATTATAGGACTTTGCCTTCCTTTTCTTTTATGAATAGATATTAAAGTATCACTCATTAACCTTAACCTTTTTTTATAACATATTTAAATCTTGGATCAGATCCTAGATGATACCAAAGAATATAACGATAGTCAAGAGCTTCTTTAGCAGCTTTGTAAGTATCAAAACTTTCTAATGCTTTTTCTTTATTAGTATGTATAACAGACATTATCCAACGATGCTTCATCGGGCAACGCCCCCGCAAAGAGGGGGGGTGTTGACCCGATCAATTATATTCATCAATATCATTTTGAATGTTCTGTATAAATTCATTTTGATCAGATAATATATCTTGTAGTTCTTCTTTGGCAAGTCGTTTTGCAGTTTTAGAATCATACCCTTCATTTTGATATTGATTAGTAAGTTCTTTAAAAATTTGCTTTCTTTCTTTTTGCCAAAGATTTTTAGCCATTATACTAACTTGCGCTTTCCTCTATATCATCCCAGAACTGAGCTACATCTACTTGATCGTGTGGATCATAACCACACTCAATCATAAATTCATTTAGTGCATTGTACTCTTCTTTACTTGTATTTATTTTTTGTTTATAAGTTGTGAAGTCTATTACATTTTCATTTTCTTTTTGAACTTCCCATGTTTTATCAACAGGTATTCCATTAGCTTTTTCTAAATCTTTAGTCAAGATATCAATCCTTTTCTTAGAACGATTAAGCTGTCTCTTCAATGAGTTTATTTGTCTGGTAAGAATTTGTTTTTCTTTATCAATTTCTACCATATCATCTGCTCCTTTAATGGGTCTGGTAAATCTACCGCCTACATAATTATTATAATAGGCATACTTATCTGTTCCGTCAAGTATTTTTGTTAACACTCCAAGCTTCATCTGATAGTGAAGCTCATAGTATTTCATAGTTCTTTTGTTTTCGTACTGATCTATTAGTTCAAATTTAAAATTCTTCTTTCCTATTTTTTTAATATCTTCAAGCAAAGCCTTTGAAGATCCCATGTATTCTTTCCAATTAGAAGCAACATTTTTTTTATTTCTTTTTATAAAATATTGTTTACAACCTATATAAGATTGCTTTGTTTTTTTGTTAGTAATTTTATAGACAAAACCAAAGTACTTATCTGGATTTGGTTTTACTTTTTTACTATGAGTCCAATGCATTATTCTATTAACTCTTCAACCTCTGGTTCTCTACCTACTTTTGTAAGATATCTTTTATTTTTTGCATAGTTAAACACACGAAGTCCCTTACCATTGTTAGCATCAGCCCAACACTCTCTCTTATAGTCGCAATAAACACAACCAATAGAAAGCTTATAGTTGCCAGACTTACCGTCAGGTATATCAGAATAACACTTGTCAGGTATACTATTGTTTGACACCAATTTTTTAAGGTAAGCAACACGTTCTTTAGCATTAATCATTTCCAATGAATGAACAGGAGTTAAACATATTTCCCCACTAGATTTATCTATTGCCAGAAAAGCAGCTTCATCTACTCCATTAGCTTGAGCATATGCAGATATCTGGGATATGTATCCGAAGGGATCGTCTTCATAAAGTCTATTGTATTTAAATTTTTCAAAACTTTTTCCTGATGCACTCTTACAATCAACTAAGACATTATCTATTACTGCATCTTGATGACCTTTAACACCATCTATATCTAATTCTTTTTGAGTTTCTTTAACATCGTGACCAGCAATACGGGTGAGAAGAAGAAGAAGTTCTTCAAGGATATGACCATATAAAAATTTAATTTTTGTGGAGGACGTTAAAGGATTTTGTTTTTGTTTTAAATTAGATCTATACCATAGCTGTCGATTAGGTTTTCCAATTGCAGACAATCTTAATTTATTATCATCTTTTCTATCTTCACAAAGAGACAATGCAATCTGACTGCAAACTTCTTCAGCAAATTTATTTAAATGTTTTGGTAGTTCTTCAAGTTGTTTCTTGGTTAAACTACCATCATCGAAAAGACTATAGATATCTTCTACTAAAGTAAGAATATTTTTTTTAGGCATGGGAAAATGGGGAGCCACAGAACGTGACTCCCCCTTTCAGGTTATGATGCAAAAGGAATATCATCTTCAGATGTATAGCCAGATTCCACAACATCGAAATCTTCAACTTCACCATCAGATGCATAAGGTACAAGCTCAACTACCTGTACCTTTTGTAGATCAGCAGACCTACCTTCTTTATTCTTCCAAGACCAATCATATGATCTATAAAGAACATTAACTTTAGATCCATTGCCAATCAATGTATTAAACATTGGCTGACGCTGAGAGTCTACAAGTACTGGTGCTTGGTTAGCACCATTCTTTCCTTCTACTCTACGCTTAATAGTTACAAAGTTACCACGCTCATCATCTTTATTTTTTACTGATAACCCATCTGCCTTAACTTTAGCAAGGTTCTCATCATCCAGACATACATCAATAGTCCAGCAAGGTTCAAACGTAGTGTTAGGCTGTGATAGTGAAGCCCAATAAGCAGTACCTGATATTACAGTCATTGTTTTCCTTTCCAGTTATAATGACTAATAAGTTCTAACACACTCTATATAACCATGTCAACAATAAAAGTCAATGGATACGTTCAATAATTATATCCATATCCCAAGTATCTTCAGAAAGAAATGATTGAAGGTCATATAAAACTTTAAGAGCATCCTGTTCTGTTTTAAAAATTTCAATCTTGGTCCCGGCATCATTGGTCATTGGATTAATAGTATCAAGGACACCGGAACCAAGCTCATCAGAACAATACTCTACTAATATAAAAGACATCGCACCTCCTATTATACCATCTCTAACTCTTTCCAATTCTCAGAGTTAATCATATCTGATACTCTGTCTTCTCGTAACTTAACAGTGTTACGATTTTCTTTTATACCTTTAGTATTAGCTCCAGAATAGAAAGAACCACCTTCTTTGCCTGTCATTAGACTAGGATGAGAAGACCAATAAGTAGCAGCATTGTACACATTGTAAAGTGTACCTCCTGTGTTTGTAGCGTATTTATCGTAAGCGCCACGGCCAGTGATGTGTCTGCTTTCTTCATCAAAGATCTTCATAAGGTTAGACAACATGATTTTATTACCAACATTCTTACGTTCAACATTATCAAAACGCTTGGCAATTGTTTCTTTAAATAAGCTAACAACATTATCACGTTTAACTGGAGTATTATACCATAATTTCATTTGCTCCATACCGTCGCCACTAATATATTTAGTTGCATTAGTAATCTTAGCAGCGAAGCCAAGGATATCAAAGTTCTTGGTATGTCTTCCATAGATATGAGCTAGTTTATTACCAGATACCAGAGTGTTCCAGCACTTAGCTCTCCAAACACCCATCATACCATTGTTTGCCCATGTACGATTATGAGATGTACGAAAACAAAACTCAGGTACAACTAACTCATCTTTACCTTTATGTAAGAAACCAGTGTTACCATCCAGAAAAGTTTGCTGTCCATGAAAGCGAGCTTTAAGTTCTAACTGTTCACCATCACCTAAAACATTTACACTAAATTCTGTCTCAGATAAATCAAGGTTAGTATTTTCATCTACTGATGCAATATGTAAAGCATCTTCAATGTGATCTACAATTTCTGTAAACTGAACAGGTTCATAGCTTTCAGATACTATAGCAAGAGGTTTATGATTGTCAGTTCTTCGTAGACCTATGCCTATTTCAGAAGGCATGTCAGTAAGTTTAAAAGTTTCTACATCAAAGTTAAGTTCACTACGATCAAACATTTGCATTGTCTTTACCTTTAAGTTATGAGTGAGGTTCGTCCCTCAAAAGAGGGGACGAGCCGAATGGATCTTTGTAATTTTAATAGCGTTAGGATAATCTTCTTTCACCTCATATTCTGTTTCATACATTGTAACTGTCGTTTCGATATTGCCAGTACCATCACATTCAGTACAGTACCGACCTATAGATGTTACCATATTGTTATATACAATACCATCTTCACATTCGTTGCAATAGTTTTCTACTAACCATGCAGTATCTTCAATCATCTACCTTGTCCTCTATATTTTTTCCAAGATAGTCTTTTACTTTTATTGTTAGGTTTAGATCTAACACTATATCCTATTGATGTTCTCTT